AAATAATCTGTTTCGTGCCATTTATTACCTGCGCTATCTACACAAGAAATAACATCTATAACATTTGTATCTGGTATAACAATTTTGTCATACGGTTTAGGGTCTGTAAAAGAAAATTCTGCAGTTTTAATTTGACCTGATATTACTTTGACTTGTTTTTTAAGTAAATATCGAGCAACATTTCCACTGCCATCTATTTCATAAACAGTGATTTCAGGATCTTGATTAAAGTCTACTGATTCTTCTGTATGGAAAACTATTCCATCATCTGTCGAAACTTCTAATCCGGCTGCTATCGTTAATGCATATGCCATATCAGGTGTTGCAGATACACCGGAACCATTAGCAGGAACTAATTGAAATAAATCTATAGTACATGTTGCTGGAGCATTTAATCTTGGTTTATATCCAAACAATTGTGACAACATCAATATGTTAGAAGATTCTTCTGCAGAAGCTAACATCGACTCTTTAAACGACGAATCTGTATAATATGATAATACATCCCCTACATATGACGCCATTTCCATAAACATCATACCGGGAGAAGATTCGTTAAAATCTTGATATGTATCCGGAAAATAATTTTTTGCAAAGTTTATTAAATTTTGTCTAAACTGTGCAAAGTCTTTATTTAAGTATTTTACATCTTTCTTAATTAAGTCTGCCATAATTAACCTTTCTCTTTATTCTTTAATAAGCTCCACCTAGACCAGCACTAAAAGCCGTATCTGCGCCAAATGTATCAACCTGTTGCAAAGACGTATCTTCTACAACATCGGTTATTTGAAAACTATTCTCATTAGCTAAAATATTAATTACTACATTTGCTCCAATTGAATCAATAATAAAAGATAATTTGATATTTAATGTATGCATATCATTAGATGATGTTATATCTATATTAGATAATTTTACATATGGCAGCCACAATTTAATATCTTCATCAATCGTCTCTTGCAATGCTTCACGTATATCTTCTGTATTATTATCAAATAAAACTTTTTTAACATTCGTCCCAAAGTTAGGTTGCATATATCGTTCACCTTTTTGAGTTAATATTAAATTTTTTAGATTAGTGATTACAGCTTCCTGTGTTGAATATGAAGATTCAAATACACCTTTACCTGTAGATGCAGCTGCTGAATATTCAGCATTGGCCGCCTTTCCTTTTGCTGACCTATTTAATGGTAACAAAACTCCTATAGCTTGATCTTTACTATCTACTGGTTTATATTGGTATATTGGCCTAGCCATTTATTAAATCCCTTTCTTTTTATTAATTGCTTTCATTAATGCCGAATAATCTTTAGTCATATTATCTACCGTTTTAGCAACTTCTTTATTACTCATATCTACTGCTTCTCCATTAATACCTGATGATGCTAATGGTTGCATTCCTGCAGGTCCATTATTCATTCCCATTGCTTGTGCCATTTCTGATCTAAAATTCATAGTAGCCCATTCACTTGCTTCTTGTGAAGATGGTGTTGCTGCAGTTTGATTTAACATTTCATTTAATATAGGATCTTTTACAAATTGTTTTTTTGCAACCGATTGTTTAGGAGTATCATCAGATAACATCACATCATGAAGACTAATATCATGTTTCTTATTTTTCACTTCATTTAAGATAGGTTTTAGTTCTGCTTTAATAACGTTACGAACTTCCTCCCTAATTACCTTACGTAATAACTTTACGAATCCTTCTGTTTTCATAGTAAATTCCCTTTTTAATAAATATGTTTAAAGTGGTATTTAGGCTAGGTTTACTACTCGGCTTGAGACATTCGATCGAAGAAATCTTGTTGTTCAGGCCCAGGTTCACCATTATCCGCTTCCCAATTGGCAATATTGGATGCTGTCTCATCTTGTTTAGCAGCCTTCGCCATTATAGCATCATTTTTACTGCTATCCATTTCATCACGAACTGCACCAGGTAATATTGGAATATTCCATGTTGGTATTGTAATACTTAAAGGAGTAAAGATCGACTTACCTAAAGTATAATTAACTAATATTGCATTTGACAATAATCTTGCAATATCATCTACAGTTCCATTATTATTCTTTACAAAATCAAATAACTTTTGTAGACCAAATATAGGCGGAGGCGCTATACCAGTAAATGCAAATGGAGACATGCCCGATGCATTGAAAGATGCAAACGTATTAATTGCATCTTCAATTCCTTTAGTCTTACCAAATGGTGGTGCAGAATCATATGCAGCAGCTGCCGGTGCTTTGCCTGTAAATATTCCTAATGTCGGAGGTAATATTCCTTTTGAAAAATTAGATAATGCATTAGCCAACTTTATACCAGATAATGGGTCATCAGGACTACCTAATATTCCTTTTAGCTCTGACTGTAATGGTCTTCTTTTAGGACTTAATGGCATTATTGTTCCATCTTTTTAATTGCCGATTTAATTTGTTCAATTTTCGATCTTATTTGTTTTGTAGTCATTGAATTTGATACAGATTTACCTTTCGAAGCAACAAAAGCTCCAGCATTCATTGGAGGACCACTAGGACCAACTCCTGTCGGGTGTATTGATGTTGCATTTGATTGAGCAACCTTACCTATTTCTTTATGTGCTGCTTCGAGATTTTTGTTTTGTTTTATAACCTCTTCGATTAATTTTAACATCTGTGTAAAAAATTCATCCATATCAGTTTGCCATTTAGGTGTAGCAATTTTAACATCTTTCTTAGCAATTAATAATATCTCATCTTTACGCGCATTAAATACTAATCTATCTGAACCTATTATAACTTGTGGTTTATCATATACATTTAATTTTTTAACTTTTGCTCCTATTTTCTTTTGAGCAGTTTTGAACTTATTAAATTTTTGAGATGATGTTAAATATATAAATGCAGAATCATCGTCAGGATTTTCTATAGAATAATATTTATCAACACTTCTTCCTGTTCTTGCATCTTTAACACCACATGTTAATGATACAATAGGATCTCCTTTTTTTGTTCCGGTCCAAAATGGCTTCTTTTTGTAATATAATAATTCAGCTGGTAAATGTGTTGACGAGAATCTTAAAATACTACCAAATCGATCCGGATGATTCGTATCTCCTTGGAAAGGTTGTATGTAAGTTATATCCTGTTCTTTGAAGCTTAATTGTTTTGGTTTCATACCTTGACCGGTTTTAACAATTGGGTCAGGAGTATAACTTCCTTCTGCAGTTGCCATATCTTGCAAGAACGGTAAGATAGAATTGTTTACATTTCCGTGAGTATTAACTACTTGTGTATAGTACCATTTATTTTGGCCGCGCGCGGTAGCCTTACCATCAGGCTGACTAATACATAATACTTGTTCACCATATAACGGGATAGGCATTCGATTAGGATCTGCAGGAAATGCATAATCTTCTTTAGCCGCGGCTCCGGCCATTCTTATGCGGATCGTGCCTTGAGGAAGGTCTAATCCACTAGTTATATTTTTAGTCTTCTTGTATTGGGTCGGTAACCAAGTCTGTACTACTTGTGCTACCTCGAACTTCGCTTGTGCCATTTGATTCCGGTTTTAATTTTTCAATTTCAGCTTCTGCCTCTTCTAATAATCGAGCTCTTTCTTCATCAGTTAATCCAAATTCATTTCCATCATCATCTTTATTTGATGCAGAAACTAGTCTTTGACAAACTGCTGCTAGTTTAACTAGAGCATCATCATTCTTAACAGATACTTCTAAATAGTCTTTAATCATAGGAACTATGACAGTAGCATCGCCTGTATTTTTTATCATTGGTTCAAGACTCTTAATCAATGAATCAATTTGTCTAGATTTCTTTTTTGAATTATGATATATATCACGCATCAAGTCAGAAAAATTAGTACCCTTAAATAATTCGAATTCTGCACTCATATTAGCCCTTTAATATAAATATAAAGGACTATTACTTTAGATCAGGTAGATTATATGCATTAACAATATGACCAGATTTAGCATATACTTGATACATTTTTGCATAATCTCTTTTCATTACATTGATAACCTTAGTAATATTCTGAGTTTTAAGGCCTGTTCTTTCTCTTATAAGAATATAAAGAGCTTTCTTATTGAAATTTTCTATATTATCTCTCATACGAAACAATTCTAATATCGTATCGGCTACAATTATATCTCGTTTATTTGTGAATATTGTATTAAGATTATCATCATACCAATTACACCATTGATTTGTAAAATCTCTTAAAGATTCTTGATGGTCTGATAATGACACTTCTCCTTGTATATTTCTATTTTCATCAACAGCTGTTAAATCTGACCGTTGTTTCATTTTAGCGTAATTAGCATTATTTTGAATAATAAGATAATTTTTTGCTACAATCGAAAAATATGAAAAAGCTTTTCCTTTTCCTTCTTTAAACTTTCCTATCTTCTCTGTCAAAAAGGCAACCACTTCAGCCTTTATATCTTCATATGGCACATCAAAATAACTAAACCTAAATGTATAATAAATATTTTCTACTAATTTATTAAATGGGTAGTTGATAAATTCACGAAATACTTTATTTCTTTTTGCAAATGAAGGCTCAAAATTATATGCAATAATTGCTTTATCTGTTATGTACGTAAAATATTGTTTTTTACTAGGTTTACGTCCTCTTCGCTTTCTAGGTCCGTTCTCTTCAATATCTTTCATCTCAGCATCATGCCATGTATAAAATTTATCTACTGGAGATTCGCCCTCTGCATATTCAATTTGTATTTCATTTTGTTCTATCATTAAAATCCTCTATTTAAGTCGTCGTAAATTTCTTTAAGTTCTCTAAAAGCAAATCCAGTTTCATCATCTGCTTCGAACGAACCTAATCTATCAATTTGTTTAAGTTTAGAATTTGATTCTCCTACTTGAGTTTTTAATTTTTGAAAGAATGTATAATATTCAGTGTTTGAATTTTCTAATTCTTCAATATATTCAGATTGAGATTCTTGTTTACGTAACTGATTGATATTCACGGCAATTGATGCCGTCAATATTACTGATAATATTATTATTGTTGTTATCATATTAATCTCCAAATAACTCGTTAAACATTTTATTGGCATTAATTTGTGTTTGTGGACTTGTTATTTTCTTTTTAGGTGCATTAGTAGTAATAGGTTTATTATTATTCCAACGTTCGTACTCTATTCTAGCTGCCATTGAATCGGCTTGATGCATTACGTATCCTAGATTTGTTTTTAATTT